AGTCATATCAAGAACTAGCAGACTACATGAATGCATTTGACCAGAAGATGCAGATGAAGCGTGAGGTGATTGCCAACAAAGGTATCTGGACCGCAAAGAAAAGATACATTCTAAATGTGTATGATTCTGAAGGTGTGCGCTTTGCAGAACCAAAGCTGAAGATGATGGGCATCGAAGCAGTTAAGTCTTCTACACCAATGTCGTGCAGAGAGAAGATTAAAGAGTCATTGAAGATTGTGATGAATGGCAACGAACAAGAGTTTCAATCTTTTGTTGAATCGTTCAAACAAGAATTCAAAACTCTTCCGTTCGAAGACATTGCATTCCCTAGAGGGGTTAGCGATTTAACTAAATATAAGAGCGGGTTAGACACTTACGCAAAGGGCACTCCTATTCATGTGCGTGGCGCAATTCTATTTAATAATCTACTTGAGAAAAACAAGTTAGCTAAAAAATATGAAACCATCAAAGATGGTGATAAAACTAAATTCTGTTACATGAAGGTGCCAAACCCAATTCAAGAAAATGTATTTTCTATATTGAATGTTCTTCCGAGAGAATTTAAACTTGAGAAGTACATTGACTATGACACTCAATTTGAAAAGGCATACTTGGATCCATTAAAAACAATAGTAAACACGATCAACTGGAATACAGAGCGTGTTTCTTCATTGGAGAGTTTTTTCTCATGACAACAACAAACATACCAGCAGAATATCTTGCATTCAGACAACAAGACGATTTTGGATTTAGCGCAGTAGATGAATCTGAAGTTAGCCGTGTTATTGATCCAAACACATTACAAGACAGCATCGTAAGACAGACAGTAACAGAATCTTCTGTATCTCTGCAAAGAGTAGAAGATAAACTAGATTCAGTTATCGCATTGTATAACGATGGTAAATTAGGACTAACAGCAGAGCGCATAGCAATGCAAACTGAAGTGAAATCTAAATTAAAAGAACTAGAACAATTAGTTGTTCCCCTATTAGTTAATTTAATGAAGAATCCGGAGAAAGAATATATCTACTGGCCTAATCGTACAGATAAAATTAAAGAACAGATTGATAGAGTGCTTGCGCTAACTAGAGGATAAGATGTTTTTTGCGTTGATTACATTATTAAGTGCATTGAGCCTTTCTGCCATTGCCGCATACTATTCTGTCGTTGGACTTATGGCTATCTTTACGGCTAGCCCAATTCCAATTGCAATCATGGGTGGTGCGCTTGAGTTTTCTAAACTTATTGCCGCATCATGGGCATATAAGAATTGGTCAGTCGCACCAAGATTCTTGAAGTACTATTTCACAGTAGCAGTTATCATTCTAATGTTTATTACATCATTGGGAATTTTTGGATACCTTTCTAAAGCACACAACGATCAAAGTCTTGTTAGTGGTGATGTGTTTGCAAAAATTGAAATGATCGATGAGAAGATTAAAGTTGAGAGGGATAATATTGATGTTAATCGTAAAACGCTTAAACAGATGGATGAAGCTGTGGACCAAGTTATGGTTCGTTCAACAAACGAAAAGGGTGCAGAGAAAGCGGCAAGTCTACGCAAAACCCAACAGGCAGAGCGTAGTCGCATACTTAAAGAAATCGAAACATATAACAAGCGGATTTCGACTCTTAATGAAGAAAGGGCTCCTATCGCCACCGAAATTCGTAAAGTGGAAGCAGAGGTTGGTCCGATAAAGTATATTGCCGCATTGGCGTTTGGTGAAGAAATCAATACGAACATGCTTGAGAAGGCAGTTCGATTTGTAATCATTCTTCTAGTTTTAGTATTTGATCCACTAGCCGTTCTACTTATCATTGCGGCTAATTTTTCTTTAAAGCAAATTGCAAAAAGCAAAGCGGAACAGTCTGGTGGATATGAAGTCAACTTTTCACCACCAGAAAAAAGAAAAAGAAAACCTGTAGTAGCTACACCGCCTACTGATGATCCTTCTCCTGTTGACAATACTACCACAATTGATCCTATTCATATGACACAAGAAGAGGTAGAAATCGCAAACAGAAAATACTTTAGAGACGGCCGTCCAAAATTCAGAATTGATTGATGGGCTGAACATTGACATAAATGATAGAGTGTGATATAATATAATTTAACTTGAGAGGTGAACTATGAGCAATTTTTTTACGGATTTGGTAGAGCAATTAAAAGATGAGGATACAAAGATTCTTGCGGATGGTAATGCATCTGCTGAGTTTAGCGGCAGTATTGATACTGGGTCTTATGCTCTTAATGCATTGTTATCGGGCAGTATCTATGGTGGTGTCCCAAACAATAAAGTAACAGCATTCGCAGGAGAATCATCAACAGGCAAGACATTCTTTGTTCTTGGTGTTGTGAAACAATTCTTAGATGACAATCCTGATGCAGGCGTTATATACTTTGACACCGAAGCCGCTGTCACAAAATCTATGATGGAATCTAGAGGCGTAGACACTAAGCGTGTCGTTATCTCTGAACCTGATACGATTCAAAAGTTTCGACACACCGCACTACAGATCATCGAAAAGTATGGCGCACAGCCAGAGTCTAAGCGCAAGCCTATGATGATGGTGCTTGATTCACTTGGGCAATTGTCTTCTACTAAAGAGATGGAAGATACCGCTGAAGGTAAAGAAACAAAAGACATGACTAAGAGTGCAATTCTCAAAGCAACATTCCGTGTGTTGAATTTGAAACTTGCTAAGATCGGTGTTCCGCTTATCGTAACAAACCATGTGTACGATGTTGTTGGCGCATACTTTCCCACAAAAGAAATGTCTGGTGGCTCTGGCTTAAAATATACGGCATCCACAATCGTATATCTGTCTAAGAAGAAAGACAAAGATGGTACTGAAGTTGTTGGTAACATCGTTAAAGCAAAATTACACAAGAGCCGTTTGACAAAAGAGAATGCAGTAGTTGAAATCAAAATCACATACAGCAAAGGCTTAGATCGTTACTTTGGCTTGCTTGACATTGCAGAAAAGTATGGTATCATCAAGAAAGTCTCTACTCAATATGTTTTATCTAATGGCGTGAAAGTCTTTGGTAAGAACATCAATGCTGAACCTGAAAAGTATTTCACCAAAGACATTTTAGATCAAATCGATGCCGCATGTAAAAAAGAATTCTTGTATGGGCAAGATGGTGTAGAAACTGATGTTGTTGAAGAGTTAGAGGTCTCTGATGAACATTGACATTGACTACGAAATTACCGAACGAGACATTAGATATAAAGACAAGGATGTTATCGCATCCATTAAAATTCTAACGGAAGAGTTTAAAGATTTGGAATTTCATTTTGGTGAGATTAATTTTGCCGAAGAAGAAAATCCTGATGGGACCTATTCAATCAGCTTCAACTATGATATAATAAGTGAAGAGCATAAGGCACTACAAGGCAATGGAGCCTTTGAAGCGCATCTTGGTAAAATTTTAAATGACCTTCTAAGGCATTCCTTAGAAGAAGCGGAGAAAAGGTATAAGAATGAACTTGGAACAAAAAATACTAAAACATCTTTTGGTGGATGAAGAGTATACACGAAAGGCACTACCCTTTATTAAAGGTGAATATTTTCAAGACGCATCGGAAAAACTTCTATTCGAAGAAATTGAATTGTATGTAACTAAGTACAATACGATGCCAACGAAAGAGGCGTTGACAATTGAGATTGATAACAAAACAAACCTATCCGAAGATCAACATAAGAAAACTGTATCTCTAGTCAATTCTATCACGATTGATCCTGAAATATCAGACACCAAGTGGCTTATCGATATGACAGAAGATTTCTGTCAAGAGAAAGCAATCTACAATGGAATCATGAGAAGTATTCAAATTCTAGATAGCAAGAATAAAAATGAAACTCTAGACAAAGGATCGATACCTACAATACTTGCAGATGCGTTATCCGTTTCTTTTGATAATCATGTTGGGCATGACTTCATCGATGATGCAGAGGCTCGGTATGAATCGTATCATAGAGTAGAGCGTAGAATTCCATTTGACCTTGACTATCTGAATCGTATCACTAAAGGTGGGCTTGCAGAAAAATCTTTGAACATTGTTCTTGCTGGTACTGGTGTTGGTAAATCTTTGTTCATGTGTCATTGTGCCGCAGCCAATCTAACGATGGGTAAGAATGTTTTGTACATCACAATGGAAATGTCCGAAGAGCGTATTGCAGAACGCATTGATGCTAACTTGATGAATGTTGAGTTAGACAGACTTATCGGAATGCCAAAAGAAACTTATCTTAAAAAGGTCGAAGGCTTGCGTCAGAAGACAACGGGTAAGCTAATCATCAAAGAATATCCTACTGCTAGTGCCAATGTCTCCCACTTCAGTCATCTGTTAAATGAATTGAAGTTGAAAAGACAATTCATTCCCGATATCATCTACATCGATTATTTAAACATCTGTTCGTCAGCACGAATGAAAATGGGTGCATCAATTAATTCCTACACATACATTAAAGCAATTGCTGAAGAGTTGCGTGGGCTTGCAGTTGAACATAAACTTCCAATCGTATCTGCTACACAAACAACGAGAAGTGGATTTACAAGTTCCGATGTTGGACTTGAAGATACTTCAGAATCGTTTGGTCTGCCAGCAACAGCAGACTTGATGTTTGCTCTGATATCTACCGATGAGTTGTCCGATTTAAATCAGATCATGGTTAAACAATTGAAGAATCGATATTCTGATCCAACAACAAACAAGCGTTTTGTGATTGGCGTTGATCGTGCAAAGATGAGATTGTATGATGCCGAACAATCTGCACAGACAGATTTATCCGACTCAGGACAAGTAGGTGATGACAAACCACTTTTTGACAAATCTAATTTTGGTAAGAGAGTGAAGAACGAACGAAACTTTAGCGGACTCAAAGTTTCCAACTAAACTTGTGTTGTACAAATACAACACCAAGACTTGACGAATCCTTAAACTTACTGTATACTTAACTTACGGTATTGTATACTTATAAACCAAAAAAAATGAATTCACTTGAAAAAATATGGGCAAGAGCAACTGGGCATCTTATGGGGTATACCGATGATGATCGACCAATTGTGCCTATACTTACAATAAAAGAAGCAAAAATTGCATTAGGACTGAAAACTTTTTGGGTGATAATCCATGTTCTGACATGCTTTGTCATCATTGCAAACACAATACATCATTGGTAGTAAATTAACTTGAAAGATAGACATGAACAATTCCATAAATATTAATGCTTTACTGATTAGAAATTACCTAAAGGACAAACTTAAAATGCTTAAACTGGATGAAATTTATAATTGGGTTGTCAACAAATTTGGAGAAATCTGCGGTTGGGTTGGACTAGTTTTAATTCACGGTTCTACTGTGCCTGCAACATACGGAGCAATTAAAGGTGAGGCAGTAATATTACCTCCATTGAGTATGGTAATCTTGATTTGGTCTGGACTGCTCTTGTTCTTCATTCGTTCAGCTATTATGAAAGATAAACTATACATGTTAACAATAGGGATTGGATTCTTTCTGCAAAGCGTAATGCTAGGATTCTTGGTGCTAAAATGAATAAACAATTCGACACTTGGCTGAATGAAGACGATATCATGCGCTTGTGGAATATAACACAAGGCATATTGCCCCATGTTGCGGCAACATCTAATGAGATGGATGAGTTTCTTAAATTAGTGAATCATAGTGCTATGTTGAAAATGGGTGGAGATGGTTACGACACATCGACATTACAATAATGACAGTCACTAGAGTAACCCAACAAAACGCAGAGATTTATCGGCAAATGTCAATTAACAATCTTGAAAAGCGGCATGAGGCTTTACGCATTGAGGAACAGAGAATTAAACTTGATCTTCATAACAATGAGCAAAAACGAGTTGAAATGAATCGTATGATGAACAGACCTGGACAGAATATCGATAAAATGGCATAGCAAGTGAAAACTCTAGCATTGTTTGTCAATCATCCGGAATGTTCAACAGATTGTTGCAATGGAATGATTCATGCGCTAGAAGCGAATTACATCATAAAGATGTTCACTATGAATGATGATTTAGAAAGAACACTTAATACTGCTGACATTATTGCATTTCCTGGAGGTATCGGAGATGCATCATCATTCGACACATTTTTCAGACGCAAAAAACAAAACATGATTGCCGATTTTGTCTCAAATGGAGGACATTATTTGGGGATATGTATGGGTGCATATTGGGCGGGCAGTCACTATTTTGATATACTTGATGGCATAGAACCTGTTCAATATATTAAACAAAATAATGCAGACATTCGCAGATCATATGCGACAATAGCATCTGTCACATGGAATGGCAAACAAGAAAACTTGTTTTTTTACGATGGATGTGCTATAATAGGTGATAGCGAAAAGATGAATGTAGTGGCAACATACGCAAATGGCGACCCAATGGCAATCATACAGAATCGCATAGGACTGATAGGTTGCCATCCTGAAAGCCAACAGTATTGGTATGAAAGTCCTAGACATTACATACATAATTATTGGCATAAAGACGCCCATCATAAATTGCTATTAAATTTTGTAGATCAATTAACCCAACAGGAATCATTATGATAATCACTCCCACACATTTAAAGGTTCAGCCAGGCCGCAGAATTGGTTCGAATTCATATCAACTAACATTGAGT